GAGCCACTAGCGGTTCTTATGCTTCTTCTGTAATTCATGCACAATGCGATAGAAATACAAGTAATGCATCTTATTCTTTTTATGCTGGTGTGATACCGGGCGTTCAAACTAGATTTATTGTGAGAGACAGTGGAAACGTGACTAATACTAATGGAAGTTATGGACAAATTTCAGATAGTAGATTAAAAGAAAATATTGAAGATGCTAGTTCTCAATGGGATGATATTAAAAATTTAAAATTTAGAAAGTTCAATTTTACTGAGGCATCAGGATCGCCAACACATAAACAATTAGGTCTTGTTGCTCAAGAAGCTGAAACAGTTTGTCCAAATTTAATAGAGGATGAAAGTATAGAAATAAAAGGAGTGAAAGCAAATTATAAAACACTTAAGACATCAGTATTGTTTATGAAAGGTATGAAAGCATTGCAAGAAGCTATGGCAAAAATAGAGGTGTTGGAAACCAAAGTTGCAGCGTTAGAAGCAGCTTAGTAAAATTGGTTAAATTACATTAATTTTATGGCTACACCGCAAGAGCTTTATGACGAAACAAAAACTCGTCTTGATTTAAATATTGCAAAATTACAAATGCTTGAAAGAGAGATACAGGAAAAAGTTGCGGAGAAAAATCAACTTATGCAACCCATAATGGAAGATCAGGGCGCATTGAAACAGTTAGAAAAACTTAGTGACGTTGTACAGACAGTAGAATCAAAGTAAAATAAAATTAAAATCTAATTATCATGGCTGTTACTTGGGATGTTGCTGCTTTAGACGCAACAAAAACTGTAGGTTCTTTATCTGATGTTGTTACTACTGTTCACTGGACAGCGAGCGACTCTGAAACTGTAGGTAGCGGCGATTCTGCTGTAGTACATAGCGGTTCTGCTTATGGCACTGTAGGACTTGCTGCTGCTGATTCTGAATCGTTTACTGCTTATGCAGACATTACAAAAGCTAATGCGATTGCATGGGCTAAAGCTGCACTAGGTTCTGATGAAGTAACAGCTATTGAAACAGGTATTGCAAATCAAATTACAGAATCTAAATCTCCAACTAAGACTTCTGGTGTACCTTGGTAGAAATTATTGATAGCCCTACATAAAGGGGCGCTAATGCACAGATTCCGCAGAACGTTATAATTGTTACAGGTACTAAAGCACGGGCAAAGGCTGATCTCATGGCAAAAATTTCACAGATATTATCCATTTTAAGTTTTATACTTAGCGCGTCAACTTTCGGCGCAGGGGTTTATGGTTACATGATGGTAACGAGTGATGATTTTAAAGAAAAAATGATTCAACAAGTTATTGAAAAAATACCATTACCAGAAGTTCCAGAATTACCAAAATCAACAGGCAACGTAATTCCATTTTAAATTTTGGAAATACCAGAAATAAATATTCCAAACATACATATACCAGAACCTATCCACATTGAACCGCCTATCGTCCTTGATACGCCTGTTTCTATTGATATGGGCGTTCCTGTT